TCTGTTTGCCACTGGTGAATAGTTGCTGTCGCTTTTGTTTTACCAATAGACGATACAACTGGGGTTTCCGTTGGTGCAATGTTATAGATTGTGTCGGATAAATCCTCACGCAATCCTTTTGCTGGAGTATATACTGCATAATCTGATACTGCCATTTTTATTTCTCCTTACATAAAGTTTTCAAATATAGAAGCTGCATCTCTGGCATCACCAGTTTGTAGCAACCTCTGTTGTAATTTCTTTTGTTTATCAGTTACTGACTGCTTTACCTTTGCTCCACCTTTAACCATCTTGGGAGCATTAGCTACTTTCTTTTTAACGCCAGCTTTACCTGCCATTAATTTATCGTATTGTGCAGCTTTATGTAACACTAAAACATGGCGTGAATCATAGACAGAAGATAATTCTTCATCTGTGAAACCTACCTTTTTACCATAATTGCGAATTTCATTGCGGACTTGTTCGCCTTTGGTGTTGTCTGAAAACTCTGGCAAGGATTGTGCTAGTTTTTGTGCTTCTTGTTCTACATACTTTTGCATATTTGCTGACCTATCCGAGTTTTGCTGTTGAGCAATTCGTTGTTGTTCAGCTTGCAATAATTGTAGTTGTTCTTTTTTTTCGGTCATTTCTGCGACCTTAACTGCATATCCTATTGGGTCGTTCTCTTTTAATTCAGCTAAATTTTCTTTGCTTTCATTACTACCAACCAAGAATTCTTCAACTGATTTAAGTCGTTGAGCATATTCATCTCTAACTTTCCTAGCTTCAATAATAGCTTTAGCTTCTTGGTCTATAACCTTACGCTGTTCAGCTACTTCTTGAGTCTTTTTAGTATAATCAGAGCCAAGTTGATAGGATTTTTTAAGTTCATCAAGGGTAACTTCTTTTTCTTCACCAGCTGCTTTGATGGTGAAAGTTTGTTCTTCCTCAACTACTTCTTCATCCTCAATCTCGGATTCATCTTCAGTTTCTTCTGTATTATCATCAGCTTCTTCAGCTTCAAACTCTACATCTTCTTCTTCTGTTTCCTCTACTTCTGCTTCTTGTGTATCTTCTTCCTTTTCAGTTGGTTGCTCGTTAGAGTCCTCTGTTGCGGATAACATACCCTCAAATGCAGATGTTGCTTCTGATATTGTTAGGTCTGACCCACTTTCCATTGAATCGGAAGTCATGGTTTCTTCACTCATTGTATTTCCTTAATCGCCATCTAGGTGTGGCATTACCATACAGGCTATATGCCTATAATATTGTCCATGATTTATCCTTAATCTTGTCGCTATCGACTACAGATTGAAGTCTAGTCATCATGTTATCTATTGCTTTAATCCTATGATAAGCTCTTTCTCTTATAGCTACATCTTCTGGATTAGAATTTTCTATTTCTGCATAACACTCTTTAGTCATATCTTTTATTTCATCAAGAAATGCTTGAGTATTTAATACAGCTTTAATTTCAAATTGTTTTTCCATTACATTCCTGCAATGTTATTAATCTTGTCTAAAGCATTTATAAGTTCTTTAGATTGATTGATATTATTTTTATCATTAGTGCTTTCTGTTTTTTGTGCTAACTCTAATTGTTTAAGTGCCATTTCTTTTTCAAATTTTAATTTTTGTTGTTCTAATTCTAATAATTGTTTAGAAGCATCTAATTCCATTTGTTGTCTTTCTAATTCTAATTTAGCCATATCAGATTGCATTTTCATTTGTGCTTTTTCTCTTTCTACTTCTGCAAGTATAGCTGCTGCTTTAGTATTAGAATCTTCTTCTGGCGGAGCTTCTGCCGCTTGTTTAGCCATAGCCATAGCTTGTTCTTCTGACACTTCCATTAAGAATTGACTGTCGTCTTTAAAGCCTGCCATGTTTACAAATTTTGCTAGAGTATCTCTATATTGTTTTATATTTACTAAAGGATTATTTAAACCATATCCTTTAATTACTTCTTCCTGTTTAGCTAGAATCATTTGCATAGTAGCTAATTGTTCTTGCTTACCACCAGTACCTAATCCAACATTAACTGTAAGATTGTATTGTGTGTCCCATTCTCTAGGGTTCATTGGTACAAAGCTATTATGAACTTTAATAATTCTTTCTTTGTTTTGATACTTACAAATTAAAGCTAATATACCTTTAAATAAAGACGACACACCTGTGTCTGCAAAAATACGAGCTATAAGTTCTAACTTACCTTGTGATGCAGAAGTCATTGCTGATACTGCTGTAGCAGTTACATTAGAAAGTATATCTGGGTTAAGTCCTTGTTGTGCATCAGACACACCACTTCTTTTTGCTTGTACAGAATCTAAATACTCTAGCATAGGAAATGATTGTGAAGCACTAGATTGTACTGTCATTGGTACTAAAGCATTAGGGTTTTTAATACGAATAACACCACCTGCTGTAGATGTTAAAAGGTCATCAAGATTAACTTGTCCTTCAACTGCACCAACACGATAGTTATTAGTTAGATATAAGTTATCTAGCATTTGTCTTGTAACTGTAGATTTAATTAATTGTAAATCCATAGCTCTATCTGCTAATGATTGACCAAAGAATTTATGAGGGATAGGTATTGGACAAACACTATGAAATGGAACATAGTCACATTCTTCGTGCATCAATACCTGGTTGTCTGCATAGCAAACTCTGTGTAACTCGGCTATACCATCCTCATCTAAATCTGTTCTTACATAACATTCATAATACTCAACTCGCTCCATGCTTTCGTCATCAGAGTTATTGGTATTAAATGGTTCTTCACCTGCACCAAATCTTGCTACTCTTTCTGGAGTAAAATCTAATAAATCTCCAGTAGATAATTCTGCAACTACATCTGAATCATAACCCATAGCAATTAAATCACTACGAGTAACTAAACTTCTTTGTGCTACAAATTCTGCATCTTCTATTGTAGTAGCTCTTTTATCAATTAAAAATTCTTCTGGTGCTACATTTTCTATTTTAACTTTAGAAAAATCTTTAGTTCTTTTGCATTTAATATTGTAATAAGTGTTTATGATTGGTGGTACTTCCATCATCATTGGCATACCCATTTCATCTATTACAGGCTGTCCAGTTTGTGGGTCTATCATTGGTTGAGGGTCTTGCTCTATAACTTCTTCTATAACCTCTTGAGATACTACTTCAATCTCTTCATCTTGCATTAACATTGCAAGTTCGTCTTCTGTTAGGTTTTCATATTTTTCTGTAGTAACATCTTTTTTATCATTCCAATAAGCCTTAACTACTCCAACTTTTTGAAGGAGTCCATCTTTAAACCAATCGTGCATAATTTCAAAACCATTATTATCTTTATAGAAAATATGATTTACATAAGCTGTTACTTGTTCGGCTAAAGCTCCATCACCTTCATTAACTGGTTCAAACTCTACTGCTTTAGAATTAGTAGTAAACACTTTCATTACTTGTGGTAATGCACCATCTACAACTTCTGCTACTTCACCAGTAACAATTTGAGAGCGACCTTCTACCTCGTTACCATAAGGCTCTCTCATGTAATACTCTAGAGCTAATGCTCTGTCTAATTGAGTATCAGTTGCAATAAATCCTAAAGAATCATTAATATGAGAGTCAATAATATTGACCAAATCTCGGCTTTCATCCGAATCTTTATTCATTGTTTTTTTGTTATATGCCATTTATACTATCCATTTGGTATTAATCTCTAAAGGTTTACTCCATGATTCCATAGGCGACTCATCTAATCCTACTGCTAAATAACGGAACGCATCACTTGCGTGAGATGCCCAGTCGTGAAATGGTCTATCATGAAATACATTTCTTTTTTCATCAAACACTCTACGATAATTGCGTAGTGCATCTAATCCCTGTTTTGTTTTATCTTTATCAAACCAACAGCGTGGCAATATTTTTCTAGCAGAAGCTATACCATCCATAACTGTGAGTTTGCTAGCAACTGTAATATTAAGTCCAGCATCTTCAAGCATTTCTTTTCTTGACTTACCTGTGCCTAGTTCTCTTACTGCAACATCATGTGGAAGTATGTGTGTTGCGTACATATAATCATGTTCTCGTAACCAATTAACATAGTAATCTAAACCTACACCATGATTTTCTGTAAAATCTATAAGTCTTATTTCTTTGTTTACTAATTGTGCTACCCATATACTGGTGCTATCTGAAATTCCTAAATCCCATCCTGTATATGTTCTTGCTAATTCGTCTTTAGGTATATCTATAATATGGTCTAACGCATCTAAATCATTAATCATAGATGAATAATATGCACCTTCTACTGGAGCATTAAAACTACATTCAAACTCTTGCTGGTATTTATCCTCGCCCATTTCAGCTTTCGCTGCGAGTAACTCATCCTTGTCTAATATGTTAGTTTCAGATGCTTTAAATTCTAATAGTTCCCAACCTTCACTTCTATATCCTCTATCTCGCAGGTCTTTAAAATGATTTTGTCCTTTAGGTGTACCCATTGCTACACAGTACCCAAGCCTATCTGCTAAAGCAGGTCTAACAATTTCTGTAAATAATGTAGGGTTTATGTTGCCTATTTCATCTAACACACATCCATCCAAGTATATTCCACGCAGACTGTCAGGATTATCTGCACCATACAAAGATATTCTACGACCCATAAAGTCTACACGAAGTTCAGCAATATTAGCTTTACCACCTAATGCTCTGGTGTACTCTAATAAATAATCCCATGCTATTCTTTTAGATTGATTATATGTTGGTGCTATATAAGCAAATCTAGGATTAGGTTTATCACAATTTAATGCACTATGTATTAGTTGATTGATAGCACATACAGTTTTACCCATACGCCTATGTGCAACTACTACTACAAACCTATTTTCTTTAACAAGTTCGTGTATTTTTTTTTGTGGTTTTCTGGCTTTATAGCCTGTTGATACTTCTTTTTTCATATTTTGTAACTCTCATAAGAGGTCGTTACCCTATGTTAATTTAAACTACCATTTTTTACAAGACCAGTAGCCTGCACTTAATTTGCTTTTCTTTTCATCACATTTATGTCTAGCTCTAAAAGACTTTCTTCTAGCTGGTTGGTCTTTTTTAATTGTCATATTAGCATCACCAAAGCGTACTAATTTAACTGTAGTTCCTTCTTTTGCTAAAACAGCAAACTTTTTAGTTTTAGTTCTAGCTCTTTTAGGCTTGTTGTAACCAGAAAATTTTTCACCTCTGTAATCAATAGCCATTATGCTTTAGCCTTTTTAGACAAGTCTTTATAGTGTACTAATTTTTGAGATGTTTTAGTATGGGTTTTATTTGTATGCAAACTACCATTAGGCATTTTGTGCATATTGCCCTTCCATTCTTTACCATCTTTAGTATAGTGTTTTACGCCTTTCATATGCAATCACTCATAGACTCAAACCATCTGCGTAATTCTTCTTGGCGTTCTTCTTTAGTTTTTTGTACATCTTCTTCTTTAGGTTTAGGCTCATCACACATTCTCCATTTTCTCACATCTTTGTATTCTTAAACATCCTATATCTATAATAAAATATTGTAATACATTTGGGTATTCAGTTCCTAAAGTGTGGTCTTGCTTATCAGCTTCGTACCACTCTACTCCAAAATGACATCCTACAAATAAATGACATGACCACATATTAATATTCCTTTACTAAATTTCTTTCTCGTTCTATAGCTCTCATATAATCCACATCTCTTGGGTCATTAGTATACTCATCAAAGTTTTGAAATCCACTCATATAGTTATCATAATTATTATCTAATTCTTGCATATCTTTATCTGCCAACATAGATGGTGCTACATTATATAAAGATGTGTCTTGTCTTGATTGCTCTGGAAATTGATTAGCGTCTGCTAAAGGAGCTAGTGTTCCTTGAGAATTATCTGCTAGCATCATATCGTATGATGGCATATCACTAACTTGTGGCTGCATAACAGCATTACCTTCTGGGCGAAAATTACCTAGCAATCCTATCATTTCTTGTAAGTCTGGTAATTCAATAACTGTTTTATTGTTTTTGGGTCTTAATGTTTCAGCTGCATCAATAGCCATATTCTTTATTAGCTCTGATACTGGCATAGGGGTATTTGGGTTGTTCATAATAAAGTCCTAGTAATTGTATGTTTTGTTTCAATTACAATAAAATCTGTAATTGTCTAAAATTATCCTGCAAAAAATTTTGAAAT